AAACGATATTGCACCCCATTTATTGGTACCACTGTATAACTGAATTGTGGCATGATCTGTTGCATTTCCTACGCTTAAATTCAGCTCATCTGCAGTAAGAACGTAAGGTGAACTAGACGTCCCGATTCTTACCGCATCATTTCCACCATCGACAAACAGCATATTTGCGTTGCCGTTTGACTCCACGCGGAAGTCAACGTCATTGCTGCCCTCGTTAAATACAACTTCAGAACTGCCGATCCTTAAACGTTCAACACCATTTGTTGCAAAACCAATCTTGTCCGCTGCACTTCTAAAGAAACCAGTATTTAGATCAGACGCAAAGGCAAGTCCAGGAGATGCGGCAGTGCCGTCCGCCATCAGCATCGTGCCGTCAAGCTCCATCAGCACAATCCATGCTGAATTTGCGGCGTTGCGAATCTTTAACTGGCCAGTCGTTGTATCAGCCCACCATTGGTACGCGTAAGTTGTTGATGGGCTGCTTGCGTTGCTGTTATTGCTGACGATTGCAGCCAGCGCGTTGTTAAGGTCAGCACGTACAGCAGCACCAGATGCGTTGCTGATGATGTAGTCGTGTGTTGCCATTTTTAGGAACGCTCAGAGCCGTAACCGACCGCTTGGAACTGGAAGTTGCGATCAATTACAGCGTTGCTGCTGTTCTTGAACTTCACTGTAAATCCAGTCCGAGAGATCGAAGTGACTTCATAGTAATCGCCTGACGCAAGATTGAAAGCCGTGATGCCAATGCTTGGCGGCGTGTTGTAAAAAACGCCATCCTGGAAAAACGCATTGGTAAACGTCACAGCCTTGCCACCAGATGCTGTGCCAGATGCAACGACAGAACTGGTTTCTGTCCTCAACGGCATCTTGGCCGTAAAGCCAAGCTCATCCAACAACGGCGTTTGGTCAACGTGGTCGCTGCTCAACTCGCACTTGAACTGAAACAACCGACCTTGAAAGTGCCCGTTCCTAAGCGGTATCCAATCACCAAATACTAAATTGCTTTCTAGCTCTTGCTTGGCGGCGTCTTCTAAAAGCAGCTTGTCGCCGTTTTCTAATAGCTCGTCCTCTGCTGCAATGCCAGTAGTAGAAGCTCGCAGATAGACCTCAGCGTTTACGTCGTCAGCCTCTAAGCCATCAAAGTCAGTCCAGGTGTCGATGTTGACTGTTCGCTCATCAATATCATCAGCCGGATACGTGCCGCGCATCACCAGATGACGACTGAACTCAATGTCAAACTGAGCACCTAGGTCCAGCGTATTGGCGAAAAAATACTCGCCTTCGCTTTTCCGAGTGCCGAGAAAGTCGAAGCTGTTTAAGGCATCAATGTCAAGAATGTCATCGATGGTCTGATTACCATCAATAACTAGTGCGTCATATTCCTCTGAATAGAACGTGTCGTTTTTCTGCCCCTGGAACTCTGGTGAATCGCTGTCTTCACGATCCTCAAGAATCAACAGGCGCGGTTGTGCATCCGTCAGCGTATGAACGACCGATCGAACCGCAGAGCTTTTCTTGTTTTGATCGTCAACAAATCGGACAAGGTATTCACCCGACAGCTCCGGCAGGATCGCGTAGAACGTGTTGGCTTTGACAACAGTCAACAACGAGCTGTTCGGCCAGGTGCCAGAGCCGTCAGTTTTTGAGCTATGGCGGATTTCAGCGTTCAGCCTGTCGCTGGTTGCACCAAGCCCGTCTTTTGGCACAGACCAAGTAACCATCACTTGATTTGAGCGATGTGTCTCAAGCTGCACGCTCTGCGGATCAGGCGGCAGCTCAACAAGCCCCGCAGACGTTTTGGTTGTGATGTCTTGGTTCGGTACAACAAATGAACCAGATACCCACGCAGAATGCTTAAACGTGCCATCGCGACCGATCGATCGAATTTGGAACGTGACGGTTGTGCCAGGCTTAACGCCTTCAACTTTCAGTTCATTTGTCGTTTGCCGAACTGTTTTGTAGTTAGCGTTGCCGACCTTGTAGCGGATTTCGTAGCCGCTTATGTTCCCGTCATTGTCACGCCTAAAGCCCAGAAATACGTCGTTAACAACGTTGTTGTTGCGGCGAACTTCTTTTGTCTCAAACGTTAAGCCGCTTGGTGCTGTCGGGATTTTGTCGAACGTCGTGACCGATTGATACTCCAGTGCATCAGCGTTATCAGCCGTGTTGTAAATGCTGTCGTTGTGCTGAACACCAACAATCGCAAATGTGCCATCGCCACCATCTGCAACGGAAATACAGCGAAACTTTTGATGAACGACGGTTGAAGACTGGATCGACCACACTGACTGCGCCAGTGGTGCTGCACTAAATGCAGACGAAACCGTAATAACAGCACCTACAACGCCGCTGATCGTTTTAGTTTCAATAGTGCCGTCAGGCATCGTTGCCGTCAGCGTGTGACTTGCACCACCGGGCAACGTCACTGTGATATCAGCGGTCAACGTTGTTGTTGTGGCTGCACTGCAGCGACCAGCGATGCGTGCGCCTTGCCGCATCTCATCAGCAACAGCAAAAACCTGACCAGGGAAAACGATTGCGCCTTGCAAACCAGTTGAGAACGTGACGGTCTCGCCGTCTAGTTCTTCCGATGCCATCATCCAGCGACCAAGGCGATACGCCTGGTTGCGTGATGTGCAACCAAAAGCGACAACCTCGCGGGTTTGATAGCCGTATTTAGTAATTAGTGCCGAGTCTTCAACAACAACAAAGTTCGGCTTATAAAAGTTGTCGGGGTCGTTATACCTAACCCTGATGCTGGTGCTGCGGGTTTTAAGTGATGAACCGGTGTAGTTAAAAGCGCCACCAATTACATTGCTGTTTGTATAAAGATGAACCGGGTCAACAACAGAACCGTCAAGGTTGCCGTGGTCAGCAGATAACTGGACAGTGTTGCTGCTCCAGTAGGACATGCCCCGGAACACTGAGGCCAGATCCTGCAGCACGTTGTAAGCCGCTGCGCGATCACCAATAAGAATGTTGCAAGCAAAACGCGCTTCTGATGAGCCGTCTTGGTTCGTGACCAACTGATTGGCGTACTGAATTAATGGATAAAGATCGGTGTAGCTGATGTTTGATGTGTCAACAAAATCACCACAGCCGTAGCGATCATTCAGCACCATGTCCGCAAATATGCAAACCGGGCAGGTCGTCCACGACAAACGAGTGCTGCCGTTAAATGTGACCCCTTGAGTCAAGTCAAGACTGCCGTCATTGCGCACCGCAGCATTGTGCGGAATTTGTACTAATCGTCCTTTTATTAAGTAAGCGCGATTTGGCAGGTTGCCAAACTGCCGTGTATTCAGACTAAGGCCGACGCAAGCAGTATATGGGTAGGCGCTGCGAATTTCTTGCCGCTCAATAATTGACGACCAGATCAACTGATTAGCTCGGCCATTTGAAAGCGGTTTGTTTTTCGGGACTTCTTCAAAATCAGCAAACTTAACTTCAAAGTGATCTTCTTTAAGGTTTACTTTTTCGACTTTAATGTTCCAAGGATAACCTTCACCTTTGGCGTCACGAGGCAACTCGATAACAGGCGTTTTGATCTGATAATCAGTTAAAGCAACGCCTGTAATTGTCTTATCAAATTTTTTGACGTAAGAAGATCCTTGGCGTTGAACTGAAACACGAATCCTAATCCTGCCATTAAAAGGTTGCCCCTTTGCTAGACCTTCAACAGCAGAAGAAAACAAACGCGGGATTGTAAATAGTAGTTGTACCGATTCAACTTCTGAATCATTAATTTGTCGAATAGCAGTTCCAGATCCGTAATCCCTAGCAGTTACTTCATCGCCAGCGTTGACTGTTTCTGAATAATTTTGTCCAACTTCAACGGCAACACCTGTAATCGTAGTTGTTGCATTGCCTGCTTGGAGCAGTCGCGTCTGTCTGCGGCCACCAAGGCGATAGTCAACATCGACATCCTCTGTCGGGAAGTTAGCATCATTGCCAGTAAACAAAGGCGTTTCGTCTAAAAATATCTGTTGATTAATGTCATCAAAGCCCTCGATCGGACCTTCGCATAACAAGTCAATTAGTCGGACGGTAGAGGTTGAATTAAGTGCCATGACTAAGAAAAGCTAGGGGCGAAACCGTGACGGATAACAAATGTCACTGTCGAATCAACTGATGCGTCCAGGATTTTTATATCAAGGTTGTAGAAATCAATGTTCGAGCCTTTGTTTGGGTCAAACTTGTGAAACCAACGATAAGGCTCTGTTATAAGACCTTGTATTGTGCCGCCTATTGTGGCATGAATATTGTCAGTGTCTAGGCGTCTTGAGTCAATCTGATAGCTAATAAATCCATCGGTTTTTGTTTCGCCTACAAGTTCAAACAACTTGTTCACTTCAAGAAACACAAAATAGTGACCAGGATCAAATGCTAAGCCATCACCAAACTCAAGATGAAAAGTGTTGGCAGCAGTTAGCTCGTCGTCTTTTTTTGGGTCGGTAAATCTATCAAGAGCAGGGTTTGATCGATCTCTCAAGAAATGCACGCTATTCCAAGTTGACATGTCATCTCTAAGTATGCCGAACTCAAGTTTATTGCCTTGAACTGTGACTGTATCTGCTCCTGGTGTTCTTGTTGCTGTTTTGAGCGGGTCAGATTCATCAGCAACATCAACGTCTGCCGAGATGACGTGCGAACCAATCAGCACCTTGCCATAGGCCACCGGAATAGTTGCGCCAACGCCGACCGTATTTTGCGCTCCGAGATAGGCGTACGATTGCTGACCATCAGCACCACGATTAACTGACTCAGGTCGCGTTGCTTGTAAGTCGCTTCTGGTGCTAAAACCGCCAACTC